GAACCGTCCGGCAGCCGGTCGGGCCGCGCCCAGCATCGGCAGCGCGGATGGGCCGGGGGCTTGTAGGCCATGCCCGGCAAACCCATGCCCTTCCAGGTCAGGTCGTTGGCCTCGGCAAAAGCCCGGGTCACCTCGGTGCTGGCAATCAGGTCCGCCCGCGTCCGGCCAAAGGTCGGGGCCAGCGCCTTGCTCAGTTCGGGCAATTCCTGCCCGGCCTCAATCCAGGCCGCCACCTGGTCCCGTACCATGCCCCGTGTCGTCTCGGTGATGCCCGCAATCTCCCGCCCCACGAACTCCCGCGCCCAGCTTGCCGCCGCCTGGTTAATCAATTCCCAGTCGGCCGCACCCAACGCCTCTTCCGTGGCGGCAATGACGATCTCCACCAAAGCCGTCAACTGCCGCATCCAGGTGCCGGTCAGTTGTTTGGACACCGCCGCCCGCTCCGCCTCCCAAAAGGCATCAGCCCCGGCAATGTCCGCCCCCAACTGCTCCACCTCGGCCACCACCCGGTCCTGTTGCCCACTCAGCACCTTGGCCATCTCCCGGGCGATCTTGTCCTCAATCCCGGCCCGGCCCTCAAACTGCCCTTCGGCAAACTCGGCCAGCTCGGGCTCACTTTCCGGCGGAAACTGCTCATTCTCCGGTTCTGGTTCTTGCTCGGGCAGCAATTCGGGCATCCCCGCTTGTTGGCGAATCCAGATCCGGTCCTCATCCCCGATCTGGATGTACTGCGCCACCTGGCTAATAAAAGAGCCCAAACCCGGCAAGTTCGGCTTGTAGACCGGGCTGTGCGTGATCCTCGGCAATGCCGTCATCCCCGGGAAGTCGTTGTACTCAAAGAGTCTTTCCACCCCAAACCGCGTCCAAGTCTCGGCAATTCTATCCAGGTAGCCATTCACCGCCATCAAGAACAGGTCGCTTTTGTCGCTACCCAGCGCCCACGAACCCCGTTCCGTGGTGCCCAGGCTGATGAAATCGGCAAGGCAGATCATCAGCATCAAGGCGCGATAGTACTTGATCGTGTTGAGCAGCGCATCGGCCCCGCTGTTCTGTGTCGATTCCAGCTTGAACTTGACCCCCGGCGGCACCGAGACGTACTGCTTCTCATCCACAACCAGTCCCTGACCCACATTCTGAATCGTGGCCAGGTCGTTGCCCTGCGGGTGTGACCCCGCTTCGAGCTCAAAGACCGGCAAGCCCACGAACGCCCGCTGCCAGCCGATGCCACTGATGATCTGCAAGTTGGTGACAAAGTGAAACGGCTCGTAGGCGCTTTCATACAGGCTGATGCCCTCCGGGTTATTGCCGTCCCGTTCGGCCACAAAGTGAATCAGCTTTTTGACCGGCAAGGTCACCTGTTGATAGTCCGGGGCCGGTCGCTGCACCCAGCCCGAAAACCCGCCGTTGTCGTCAAAGAGCCAATGATCCCAGCTCGATTGCCGCCGGTAGGCCAGCTTGCGCCAACCGATGCGCCCATCGTCCGCCACCGACCGGAAGCGGCCGTTGGTCCCTTCCCGCCGCTTATAACAGATCTCCAGGCTGGCCCAGCCAAACGGCATCATAGTCAGCACGTCGTCTAGCAGGTCGGCAACGGTGTGGCTCATATCGACCAGGCACGAGTCCAAAAACTCTTTGGCCGCCCGGTCGCCAGCACCGTCGCTGGCTGCCTCCGCTTTCCACTCCGCCTGGCGGGCCAGGAACCGAATGGCATTGAGCATGCTCCGCAGCGTTGGGTCCCGGCGCCGCATCTGGTTATAAATGGCATAGGCCCCGGGCCATTCCAGCTTAGCAATGTACGCTTCGGTCACCCGACCAGCGAACGTCTCCAAGCCCTCACTGCCTACTTCTACCCTCGGTGCTTCAGCCACGCATCACCCCCCACCGGCTTGCCGCCCGTTCTGTCGCCGCCTGCATCGCCGCCAGCGGCCCGACCCCTGTTACCACGTCTGCCAGTTCGCCTGTGTCCCCGACAATATCCCAGCGATTGGCCCGGTTCCGGTCCTGCGGCATATCGCTCATCGGGATTGACACCCCGTAAATGCCCACTTGCGCGTAAGCGTCCGAGGCCGCGTCCACCTGGTCCTTGAACGTGCCCTTGGGAAAACTCACATGCTCAAGGACAAAAGGCCGGTTCCAACCCGCCTGCACCAAATCCACAATGCCCGCCTCACAGGCGCTTGACCACGGACCAGCCCGCGTCTCTTTGCTGCCGGTCACCGGCTCAAAGTGCCCTTCGATGCCTTCCTTGGCCAGCTTGGCATTGGTGGCCCGGGCACTGTCCAGACCTGCACTGCCCGGGTCCTGCGGGTGCCAGACCACCGTCCGAGGCCCCGGCCGCAGCATGTCCAACCGGGCCATCTCCAGCATCTTTTCTTCCCGCTGAAACGTGCTCCACTGGCCCCGGGCCACATGCTCTACCACGATCCGCCCGTTTTTCAACCGGCTCATCAGCACCCCAGCCGTGTGCGCCCCACCGCCTGCCGTTGCCGCCTTGTCCCAGCACCGCGCCCGGGCCACAACCAGATCGGCCGATGGCGGTTCCTGAATGATATTGAACCAACCCTCTTCAAACGTGCCGCCAGTCTTGGCGTACGGCCTTTGCTGATACAGGCTGCCCCAATCGTAGGACCCTACCCCGGCCTCTACCACCGATAGCTCCCAATCGCCCTGCTTATCCGGCCACAAAGGCTGCCCGGGCTTACGGCCCAACGGGTCCCGTTCGGGCAGCCAGGGAGCCCGCGCCCGCTCTTCCTCGCTGTACTGTTCGGCCCGGGCCGCCAGCAACAGCACCTGCCAATCCTGCGCAAACTCGCCATTCTCCAGCATCTGTTGCAACAATCTGCCAGCAAGGTCCTGTTCGTGCCACCGCGTCAAGACGATGATCACCGCCGCATTATCCTCAAGCCGGGTAAACGCTGTAGAAGTCCACCAATTCCACAGGCCGTCCCGTGTAGCCTCCGATTCCGCCGCCGCCCGGTCCTTCAGCGGGTCATCCACGATCAGCAGGTTGGCCCCCTTGCCGGTGATGCCCCCGCCCACACCGGCCGCCGTCATCCCGCCCCGGTACGGGTTGGCCAGTTCCCACTCGTCCGCCGCCCGGCTGTCGCTGGCCACCTCCCGAGGCGGGCCGTCAACCGTGCCCAACTCGCCAAAAATGGCCCGGTACTCCAGGCCCCCGATCCCGTTCCTCACCTTGCGGCTAAAGCCCGTGGCCAGGTTGGCCGCGTACGATGCCAGAATGATCCGCTGGTCCGGGTTCCGGCCCAAAAACCACTGCGGAAACAGCACCGAACAGGTTTGACTTTTCCAGTACCGAGGCGGCATAAAGACCATCAAGCGGCCAATGCCCTGCTTGCCGCCCGAGGCCACGAACCGCTCCACCTGCTCCAATTTCTTGCTCAGCAAGCGGAGGTGCCGGGCCTCTGGATAGTGCCGGTTGGCGTACTGGCAAAAGTCAAAAAAGTGCCGCCGGGCCAGCTTGCGCTGGGCCAGGTGCGCTTCTGCCAGTTGCCCGAGGTCCTCACTCATCCGCTTTTCCCCTTGGCCTTGGCCGCCAGCGCCCGCAGTTCCTCGTCACTCAGGCTGTCCAGGTCGTCCTCTGTGGTCGGACCCAGCTTGACCGTGCTCTTGGGCTCGTACAAGCCGACCATCTCCAGGTACATCCGCCGGTCCCGGTGCGCCGCCGGTTTGGCACTGGCCGCCACCTCTTTCAAGGCCCCGATCACGTCCGAACGGGCCGCCAACAAGCTTGTCACCAACAGGTCCGAGATCGCTTCCTCAATCGCCGGGTTCTTGGCCTTCCAATTGCGAATGGCCCGGTCGCTGGTCAGACCGAGCACCTCTGTTGCCAACTCGCCCTGCGTTTTGGGCCAGCGGCCCTCCACCGGCTGCGCCCGCCAGGCGATATAGGCCGCCTCCCGCCAGCTCCAGCCCTCGTCCCGTAGCTGGCTGTAGTCGTCCATCCAGCCCACGTCACGACGTTCCTCAAACGCCCGCCGTATGGCCTCTTCCCGAGCAGCCTCGCTATCCTGTTGTTCTACCTCAAAACCGGGCAACGCGCTCATTCTTTCATGATCCTTTGACACCCCCGGAGCAGAACCGGAAGAGCTGGGCGGCAGCCGGGGGCACGGCTTTCGACCCCTCCGGCCCTGCTCCACGGATGCCAAGTCATGGTTTTACAAAGACCCCGACCAACGAGGCGGCCAGGGTTGCTATTGCCGTCGAAATCCGGTTTTCCGCTTTGAGCCTGACAATCTCCCGCTCGTTGGCCTCGATCCGTCGCTCTAACTCTGGTATGCACTCCACCTGCACCGCTATTCTGACCAACAGGTCATGGTCGCTCAATCGGTCGAGCTGCACATGGTTCATTCCGTCCGGCATCCGCAGCCCTCCCTAGTTCGGTGATTTGCCGCGTAGCTTCAACCGCCCGTGCAGGCCCTGGCTGGCCAGAATGGCCGGGGCCGCCACGGCAAAGATACTCTCCAACCAACCCTGCCAAGTCGCCGGGGCCGAGCTGTACCCCAGACCCACCGACCCCAGCCAGGCCACAACGGGCACCAGGCCCGCAATGCCCAGGCTCAGGTACCGGCGCTCTTCCGAGGTCCGCGCTTTGAGCCAGGGCACGTTGTCCATTGCCCACAGGGTCAGGGCCACGGCCCCACCTGCTGAGGTAAGCCAGATCAAAAGGCCCGCCAATGACATCTGTTCCATGCTGCCCTCCTGTGCACAAAAAAACCCGTCTGTCGGGTGTTCTTGACAGACGGGAAAATGGGCCAAAGCCCTTTGCAGTCTAGTCTTTTTCTTCCCCCGAAGGCGGCCCGTTGGGCGGGTCCGGAGGTGGTATCAGCCGTATCTCGTAGCGCACGTTGCATTGGCGCTCGATGGTGCGGGCCAGTTGCATCAAGGCCCGGTGCAGGCTTAGATAAAACTCCCGCTCTTCCGGGCTGTACCGTGTGCCCTCAACTTCACCACTCATTATATCACGCTTCCCCACCATTGTTCACCGCCTTATTAGCCGCCCGCCGCTTGTCCCGGCCCATCACCAACCGGCCCAACTCAGGATGAGCTTGCTCAATCCTGCACTTCAACTGATAGATGCGCTGGCCCACCGCAAACCGGGAGATCCCCAGCAAGGCCCCAATCTCCTGATCGGTGTATCCATCCATCCGCAACAGCACCACTACCAACTGCCGAGGCGTAGCCGTTTCCAAAATCTCCCGCAACGTTTCCTCAGCCTCCAGATAGCGCATCGGCCCAGAATCAAGCATCATCCCTCTTTCCGCCCCTTGCCCGCCCTAGTCCTTCACCAGAAAATCGTACTGTTGTGCCACGCTGCGCATCACGTTGCCATTCTCCGCGATCAGAGCCGGGTCAGTCAGCGCCAGGTACGGAACCTCTACCACTTCCCCGTTCGGCTGCACAATGGGCAATGGTGGCAACTCCACATCATAGGCCTTGAAAGCAAGCAGAACCTGCCCCACCCCCAACCTTTCAATTGCCCGGTCAAAATCCATCATTCTCTCCATTCTGTGTATGTACACACTTTCCCACAGTTTTCCCACAATCTCTCAGAAGCCCCCAAAACGGTCAACTT